TCAATCCCAAAGTATGACTTGTTAACACCGCCTCTAAATCTTTCACGACCCATAAGTGGACCAGTACCAGCAAGCTCTGGGTCAATTACTTCTAATCCCTCCTTGGGAGAGAAGTGTGTTAGTTGTAACTTATTATCACGTCTTACCCTAACATTGATTTTTTCTAACAACTTTTCATTTTGCTCTGCAGTACCCTTGGGGGGTAAATTATTAATTGTTACTGGATTGTTGCTCTTGACATCTCTTAAAGAACCCGTAGCGGGCTGATATGCTTTTAGTACAGGATATCTTGATTTTATTGCAGGGTCAACAGGTTTCGCATATATCCCTTGCTCCATAAACATTATGTTAGATAGCTTTATGCCTTCACCTCTAGTCATTGAGTCACGCCACAAATCACCATAGGCTGATCGTAATGTTTCTACATATCTTGCAGATGCTCCCTTATCTACTTTATCAGTCTCCCTAAAGAATTGAATTGGTTTTGACTGAGCTTCAAAAAAAGCTCGTTGACCAGAACCACTAGTGCTCCTTACCATTGCTGAAAAGAAAGCATCTGCTGTAGCTATTGGTATTGTTTGGCTCATTTGAATCATAAATCTTTCTGCGTATCGAGCAACATCTCTTTGTGCTTGCCTTTGTATTGAAGTGCCATATTGACCAAAAAGATTTTTTAAACTTTCCTCTAAAGAGACTTCTGGTTTAGTTAACCCTAGCTCATCAGCATACATTGCACCCGTTTCAAACGCATCAGCATATTGACCGCCTGCTTTATACTGCTGTTCTTCTGTCGACCAAGTAGCTGTTATACTAGCATTCATTGCTAAATCAGTTAAGTATGTTAATGCTTGAGCAGGAGCTCTTGAAGAAACAATACCAGTGTTAGCATAGCTTAGTATTAAACCAAATGTATTCATTTGCTCATCAGTAGGAACATACACAGGAACACCACCTACAGTTGTTTTTTCAAACCCATCCGGAGTGTTTAAAGCCCCAGCGGTTGCTAAAAATAAACTCCTACCAAATATTCCTTTTTGATATTCAGCAGCGGTAGTAGCTGGCATCTTTAAAAAACTAAATTGCTTTCCTGTAGCTGCACTAAATGATTTCACTCCTTGAGCCATTAGCCAAATGTTTCCTGCTAAATCGGTTACACCTTGAGTATGTTTAGCCCACAAAAAAGGATTTATTTGACCAGCTAAAAAATAATCATTCATGTACTCACGCTCGAAAGAAGTCATATCTTCAATTAAACCTTCTGTCCACGGAGTAGGAATATTTACTTTATCTCCTATGTTAACAACAAAATTACCTACAGCTTTTGTTAACGACCTAGGAGCCATTCCCCCATAATATATAGCAGTATCTATAGCATCATTTTTATAAAGCACTTCTAATTGTTTGGCAACTGTATCAGGAATATCGTACTGTCTCCACTTAGCTCTTTCCATTAGCCCATCAAATCTTGATAAACTCTCTTCTTTTGTAGGGGGTCTTTGTTGTAAGGTAAAAGATGGTGCAGGGTAAATGGTAGTAGCCTTTTGACCTAGTTGCTGTTTAGCTATTTCTTGCTGTAAAGAAAGGTACTCGTGATAACCAATTTCTTGATCACCATTTAAATAAGTAGGATGATTCAATAAAGAGTTTAATTGATCATATATATCTTTATGACTACCCTCTGGTAAATCAAATGTAGCCCTACCAACTCTTAATACATCTTGTGGGGCAATGCCTGTTCTATCACTAAAAAACTTAGAGACTGCTACACTCGCTAGATAGTTATCTTTGCTTTCTCCTCCAGCCTCTGCCATCTCAAGAGAGTCAGGATTAATCGCAGACTGAACCTCATCCAAAGGACGAAGCATAGGAGTAGTTATAGATGGGTACTGTTGAGGCTTGCTGATTAGTTGTCCGCCTATTACAATAGGAGGCTTAACCTCTTTACTCTCATCAGGAGGCAACAAAGTATCAACATCCTCTTGCTTAGGAGTTGGTTGAAACTTAACATTAAATTCTTTTTCGTATGCTGAAGTAATTTCTTCTCTTGAAAAACCACGCTCAAGACCTACCTTTGCAAACTCTTCAAAACTAATTGCCATACTACTTAGCCTCTAATCTATCAAAAACTTCATTAATTTCTGTCATCGTTTGAGGTACTGTTAATGCTGGTGTAACCTCAGCATCTTCTAAACCAAAGTTCAAATCAATGTCTACCATACCATCAGTTGCGTTTACAAGTTCTATATTTGAATTAATATAATTAATATTCATAAACTCAAATAACTTTGAATCTATTTCTTTTGGAGTTGGTGTTCTTCCGGCAGCTCTTTCGCCACTGTACCAATTATTTATATAAGTAATCATTTCAGCTTCTACTTGGTTAACAACATCCTTTTGAGCTTCTGGTGTAAACTCTTGCAAACCCATACTACCTAGTAGCCTTGGTTTAAAATCTTCACCAATAGTAGATGCATTAACACTAATAAAACTACTAATTCTGTCAGATGCGTAGCCTATTCCAGTCTTACCCCCAACAGAGGGACCATCTAGCAAAGCCTGATCACTTACTCTTACTAAGGTATCTTTAAGAGATTTTGGCATTGGCGTTGTTAATAGTTTAGTTCTAACATCTGCAATTAAATTAGGATTCCCCTGAGCTGCTGTTATCTGACCATGCAGGCTAACAAAGTCGCTTACCATTCTTGGAGTTGCTTGCTCTATATTAGGAGGATTAAGTAAATCATTCTTTAAAGTTTTAAAAGTAGTTCCATTAATTGTGCCTTTATCTAAAGCTGACTGAAGATCTTTTAACTTTCCATCTGGTACTTTTGCATTATAATCAGAATTAGTATTGTAAAAGTTATCAACAAAATTGTTACGCTCTTGAGTTTGCATACCCTTTACAAATGTTTCAAACTCTTTTAAATCTTTTGAAGTTAAATTAAACTTAATACTATCTTCAGCAAGATTAACCCTTTTCACAACATCACTAGGTGCTTTGCTTTTCCACTCAGCTCCGTAATCCTTTTCAAGACTTGGAATTATTTTAGCTAAATACGCTTGGTTTTTTCTCTGAACAGCAATATTATTTAATGTTCCCTGAACATCACGAGCAGCATCAGTTCTATATATTTCCATCTTTTGAAGCTCTTCTTGTTCTAGTCGTTCTTTTTCTAATTTAAACAGACGCAGATCTTCTGATTGTTTAAATCCAACTTTTAACTTAGCAGCAGTTCCATAATCAATTGTTCCATTTTTAACCCTTTGATCTTGTGCATAGTTATACTGCTCAATAGCAGATGTAAAAGCTTCAGCCTTTTGACTTCTAGGATCTGTAGTTAAGTTATTTAACTCAGCTGATGCCGCTAGGTCTACAAATTGCCGATCAGATTCTTCCCTGCTAATATCAGTGATTCTTTTTAGAGTAAGAACATTAGTATCATTTAAACCCTTTTCAAAGGTAGGATTAACTTTTCTCCTTGAACCCTTGCTTAACTTAGAGGTTTCAAAGGCTTGCCTTCTTTCCCCTATGTAATTTTCTTGCAGTCGTTGAATAACATCTGCATTCGTTTCGTTTTCGATTGCAGATAAGTAGGTTTGTTGTGCATTAGCATTTTCTCTATTAAGTCTAATTAACTCACCTTCATCACGACGATCTGTATATTCTTGGAAGGCTACATTAGCAGACTCACCCAAAGAAGAAAACAACTCAGCCGCAGCTCTGTCCTCAGCACCAGCTGTTTGAATCATAGCAGACTCTAACCCAGATGGCATTTGAGATAACTCTGGTGATCTTAGTCTAGTGTCCTGTTGAACTCTTTTTAGTTGTATAGCCATTATGTTGTCCCTCCTTTAGCTAGTGCTAATCCTGCAGAAGCTATACCCGAATACAAAGAAGCTGTAGCCTGTGCGTCTACACCAGCTAATTGTGCCTGAGATTTTAAGTTAATAAACTCTCTTTCTTGCTCTGACCTAGCAGACTGAATATCACGATCACGAATAACCAAGTTGTTATTCATTTGCCTCATTGTTGCATTTGCAATTAGTTGTTTTAAATCACCACCAGATTGTGGGTCTCTAGCTCCACGAGCGTACACATTCATTTCATCCAGTTGATTTTTATACCTTGCTTCGGTATTAACTGCTGTAGTTAAATAAGAAGCAGTCTCCTCTGCTGCGTCTCGATTATATTTATTGATTGCTAAATTATAATCACGAATAGACTTAATTATCTTTTCTTCTTTTTTTCTAGCCTTGCTATCAAAGTAGCCAGACAATCCGCCTAAAATTCCACCAACAATTCCACCCACTGGTCCACCAACCATTGCACCTGTAGTAGCACCACTAGCAACACCACCTGCTATTTCCCTAGCCATTACGCTCCCTCCACATCAACATTAGAAGTAATACTTAAAACTGTCATAGGATACGGCAGATCTTGTTTAACTTCAATTAATTTTTCTCGTTCAAAATCCGTAGCAACAAAAAACCTTTGCTCGCCAGCTCTTAGGGTTAATGCTTTACCTACACTATCTTCTGTAGAAGCAGCTGAAAAATTACTCAGTTGTCTACCAGACTCTCCAACCTTACCAGCAATAGTATTAAATAATTTAACAAATATTTTAGAAATAGCTTTAACACGACCTTGAGATATTCTACCAACTAAAGATGGCTCTATAGGCATAGGAGACACTAAAGATGTATAATTTAATCCTGTTAATATTTTATTGTAATAATTATCCAATGTAATTTTACCATTAATATCAACAGTCTTATTTCCTATAAATGAGTCATCACCCAAAACCTGAACAGTTTTACCTTGAATATGACCAAGCCCTGTTACCTCATTATAAATGAACTCAAATGTTAAAATAGATGGAGCAACAAAATTATAATTAAGTATTAAACTATTGCTCCAACCTGTAGTGGGTGCGTGTATATCATTTAAATCAGAAGAAGAACTAATCAAAGTGCTTCCACCAAAGAAAAAAGCTCTAAGATCCCACACAGACCCAGTAAATCTTATTTGAAGTGAACTGTCTGTTGAGTTTTCATATACTTTTTTACCATTACTTATTTCGTTTGTAAATTGATATGATCCATTAGCACTACTATTAACACCAGTAATTTCACTTATTGTTAAAGTATTGATATTGTATGTAAAATTATTTCCATTTAAATCTTGAAGTGTAATTGTATTTGGATCTTGACCTGTTCCTTTAAAAGATTTTCCATCAAGTAATGGGTCATTAGTGTTAGATATTTTAATTACCTTGCCACTAATATTGTCGCCTAATCCTGTTTTAACTATTTCTAATGTTCCAAAATCTGAACCTGTCCCTAGGTTTAGTGAGTCAGCATTCTGGGCATTACCACCATCTAATTTTTTACCAGAATCTACATACCAATCTAAATCTTTGCGGGGATGAAATTTTTCAATACAATATCTTGTTTTACTAATAACATCCCAATCACCAGAATTAAATGTGTTACCACTATCAGCACCCGCTTTTGATTTATACAAAACACCTTCATAAGACACAATGTTACCAGTAACATAAGCGGTATTAGGAGTCCAAGGTGTTCCTATAAAATCTCTTTGTACGCAAGCCCATACTAAATCTTCTCCATCTCCAGAGATAGAATCAGCACTATAAATCTTTCCATCCGTATTTACTCTCGCCCAGCCACGAATATTATTGCCACGATCATAACTTAATGTAGTAGCAGTGCCATCCTCTAATATACACCAAACAATTTGTTGAGGTTCTTTTTGTACAAATAATTCTGCAATCTTGCCAGAGTTAATATCTTGACTAAGGAAGTTGAGGTCGTTTCCTAAGAATGTATTCTCTGACTGGCTATACACAAGCTCACGCAACTTTAATTTATCCCTCTGTGCATAAAGGATTGTATCGTTAGCTAACTCAGCTTGTAGTGCCGCAGCACCATAAGCATTTTCTACTCGTGTTACAATATTGCTTTGTGTAATAAGAGAATCACTATCCGCAGCTTTAATTGACACAGAGCTATCCGTTGTTCCTAAAAATAAAAATTGTTTTCCCTTTAACCATCTAGGTTCCTCTGGCGTGTCTATAACTCTTTTAATGCCAGACTTAGGAAGTGAACCAGTTAGGAAATTATATATCTCACCAAACACAGAACCAAATATTTCTGCTGGCTCGTTAATAGAACCTGTAAGCCAAAGTCTGTTCTCAAAAAATTCTGATGCTGGCGGGTATCCACGATATCCACTAAACGCTGCTTCCGACCATCTAGTTGTAGCAGCACCTGAGTCAGAACCACTCTTGCCTAATTTAGAAACAACAGTTGCAGTAGCCGCTGAAGATGCCTCAATCATTGGGTTATTATTTAATGTAATTGTACTTGAACCAGAAAGAGTAACTTCAAAAGTATTAGTTGCAACATTACTAATTTGAAAGTTAGCATTAGGTTGAGTAGAACTATCACTAGAAATTAATCCAGTCAGTAAAACATAATCATTATTAGCCAACCCATGACTATTAGCTGTTACTGTCATAGTTCCACTTGAGTGAGTAGCACTTGATATTACTTTACCGCTGCCTAAAACACTAGCAACTTTTACAAGACCTTTATGAACTGTATCAGTTACTTTTAATGATCCACTTAATGTTCCACCATCACGAACAAAAACCAATCTAAGTTCAGTCCCAGCAGCTTCAGGTTCTGATGAAGCGTATGTAAAGTTTCTAGCTTCACTATGAGAGTTAGTATCAGCTATAACAATATAGTTTACAAAGTCATTATCATCTGTACTATTTATTCGACGCTGAATAATTAAACTTCCATACCAAGGTTGGTTACTGACTGGAAAGCTAGTTTCTAATTCCCAGTTAAGAAAGCTAACATCAAGAGCTGTGCTTGTAGCACTAGAGTTTACACTTTCAAAATTAACAGATATATCAGCAGCATCTCTAATATGCTCGATAGCCCAAGTAGAACCAATATGACTTCCATCAATAGTGTTGTTATAAAATATAGCGGCTGATGCATCTATATCAATAGTTCCTGTTTTAGCAGATGGTTTAATTGTTGTAGCAGTTAAATTCTCTTCTAATAATGGAGGATACGCATAGGATATTTCTTCTACAGTAAAAGATGGAGTAATAGTAGTACGCCTTAAAAGTTGCGGAGGATGATTGTGAGATGTTAAAACAAGAGTATCATACCTTCTGGTAAATTGTATATCTCTTAAATCTGATTCAGTATATGGAACTGTACCTGTTACAGTAACAGGAATAGTAGCCCCATCATAATGAACCCTTGCATATCCAGCTGCAGCTACACTATCATAACCTATTTCAATAATGTATTGAGTGGTGCTTGAAAAATCAAACCTAATTATTCTTGCTGGCTTAGAAGGGTCTTTAGTGTTTGTTACAAACTCAGTCCCAGCTCTACGTTCAACACCACCCTGTTGCAATACAATAAAGTTGTCGAGATCACGACAACCTTTTTTATAGACTTCAAGGTCAGACCTTCCATCCATATTTCTGGACATCTCGCCAGATTCAAAAGAACTAATAAAATCTAAAGCCATATTATATCACTGGTGAATCGTTATAAATAGAGTTAAGCCAATTAGATTCTTCCATATTCCAATATTTATTTTCAAGTGTATCAACACTTTTAGCTAACGGAAGAACGATTTGTTGCAATTCCTGTATTAAATTATTTTGTATTTTCTGATCTAACTGCAAGGGAACTGACAACTTAATAGCTAGATTTAAAATTAAAACTTGTGTAGCTAAAGAATCGAGAATACTAACATCCTCTGGTGAGGCTACATAACTAAGAAAGGCAGATTCATAATTACAAAGTATTTCATCACCTTCGATAGTCCAAACAGTTCCGTCATCGTAACCTTCTTTTGAATCATATAAATTAATTACTCTAATGCATGCGTTTGGAAGTTGATATTTATATTTAAACTTAAACGCTGGAGCTTCTGAAGATCTAACTAACTGTTCTCTTTTCTTACAGGTGTTCCATTCATACATACGAACTGTTTCATCTAATGCCTGTTGAAATAAAATATTACATAGCTTGGCACTATATATTACACCTTCTGCATCATTTTGATTTATATCAAGAGAGGCAATAGTATCAGCTCCTACCTTAAGCAACGCATGATTACATATATCTATTTTAGTCATATTACCTCCAAAAAAAAAGAGGGTCTTACATCAACGGAGAAGGTACGTTGAAAGCCCTCAGGTCAATTACTCATCACAAGCAATAACAACAACTTTCTCTTCTTCCATACGAACAGCACCTGTACGCATAGCAGCATAAGCATAGTAGTTGAAACGCTTGTCAGCACGTTTAGTAACTTCTGTTTCAATCGCAGGATTAGTTACCTGACGAACACCAGAATGCACCCAAGCAAAGCAAGCACGAGTCTTGTCATCAGCAGCAGGAGGCTTAGGCTTATCACCAGCAGCATTTGAGCTGTGAGAACCATCGTCGTTCCACGCTAGATTTACAGCAGACTCATCAGCTACCATGAACGGAATCAAGTTGCTTACGCAGAACTCAAACCCGTAGAAGCTGTTAAGCTCACCACGAACCAATGCTTTGATTGCAGCATAGTCACCAGAAGTAACCTTTTCTTCAGTAAGAAGGTTGTGAAGGTTGTTAGGTGTAATACCAAGATAAGCCTTGTTTGAAGGATCATCAAGATCAACGCCAGCAGCTTCAAGAGTTTTGCGAGCTTCGATGATCTTATCAAGCGTCAACTTAGCTGCAGCTGTACCACTAGCTAACTCGTTCTTAGTGATAATCTGTCCAGCACCAAGAGAAGAAGAACCAGTACCAGTTGCACCTGTAGCAGCAGCACCAAATGCACCCTTCAAGAACTCAATATCTTTCTTGCGGTTTAGTGCATGTGCCATTTGTTGTACATACTGAGACTCAGGATTAACCAACATTTGAACTTTATCGAAGCGGTCAAGCATCAATCCAATGTCGTAAGCTGTAGCAGTTACTTTACGACGTTTGTGTTCAATGAAGTTATCAGGTGAATTAGGGAACGTGTTAGTTGTTCCGTTTGAAGAAGCAGCAGTAGCTTCAGTAGCAGTTACGCCACCAAGCTGATCATAATACTTTTCTTCACCTTCGATTGACTCCTCAAGGCACTTGCCTGAGAACTTTCCACCTTTGGTCTGAGTTAACAGATCAATGGTATTACCAAACTGCTTTACGAAAGCAGTATCTATTACGTTTGCATTAGCCATTTTATAACTCCTTGTTTAATAGGCTCAATTAATTAACTTACACTAATCGGCTCTGATTGTCTCACAAGGAGGTCTTGCCTACCAGTTATCGTCTGGGTTGACGGCAACTTAGGTGGGTCTTTCGATTGTCCACCTTTGTTGCGTAAAAGAATTAACAAACTTATTAAGAATGTCAATATATCTTTTATAAATCTTCACCTAGCTTGTTCATTAAGTCCATTCGCTTCTGTGCAATGTGCGAAGGAATCTTAACTCCCTTGCGTAAATAATCAGCTACTTCCATTTCTACATCAGCTAATTGATCACGAATACCAGCTAATGTATTTGTTTGCAAGTGACCGATTTCGGGATCATCTGAAAACCTTGAAGATATTTTTCCAAGAGTAGTCGCAAGTGCTGGGTCTTTTAATATTCCAGTTTGCTCCATGAATTGAATATTTTCATCAGGCATTCCGTTAGCTTTAAGCATAGACTTAATGTTGTTCATCATGCCGTCGTAACTATCTCCCCACTCTTTGCGAAGCTCTTTATCTAACTCTTCCTCTGCTTCTTTCATCGAAGCGTTAGACTCTTCTATTTGAGATGCTGTATAACCTAAATACCAATCAGCCATCTCTTCAGCTTTAGATGAGGAAGCTCCTAATTTAAAAGCTTGTTCCTTTAAACCATCTAATGCTTTTTCAAAGAAAGGTGCTGAATCTTCTCCAACAAGCTCTTTAAACTCATCACCAATGGTAAAATCATATCCTTCGATACTTTCAGGTCTACCCAGCTTTTGATGAAAAGCACCCCACTCTTCTTCCGTTGCTTCGGAGCTAGGTATATCACCCTTTTTACCAGCGAAACTTTGAAGCTCTTTAATATACTTTCCAACTTCTGTAGCATCTTTGCCCTCCAAGTTCTTCCAAAAACCAGCATCTTTTACTTCATCATCTTCGATTTGGCTTAACATAGAGCCAACGAATGATTCTGGTTGTGTATTACTTTCCTCAACAGTTTCTTCTGTTGGCGTTTCCTCTACTGCTTCTGTTGTTTCCTCGACAACTTCTTCATTAACTACTTCTTCACTCATAGGTAACCTCCTCTAACTCTTTCATGTTCAGTTGTTTTTTTATAGATAGAATCACACTCCGTAGAGAGTTCATCTTTGCTTCAATAATAGGATCATTATACTCAGTATAATCCTCCCACTTACAAAGCTGTACTAGAAACCTTACTACTAAACAAGCATCATCATTAGTTGGATTAAGCAAACTAACAAATGCCTTTCTGGTTTCTTCTGATAAATCCTTCTCATTGTCCCACTTAAAGTCGTAGGTCACTTTATCAATTATATCCATTACTCTCCTGTTTGTTCCATTAATACTTCAGCTCCTGAGCCCTCCTCTGGAGTCTTTTGCATTTTAACATAAGCATCACTTTGAGCTTGCATCTGCTGTGCTTGCATTTGTTGTGCTTGCATTTCCGCTCTTTGTTCACGAATAAACATTACTTCTTCTTCAGAAAGCTGAAGGTCAACTGGCACCATGTTTACTTCTTGAATAAATCTTGAAGTCTTATCAGAGTTTACATTATCTAATATTTCTGGTTTGAACTGTGCAATCTGCATCATCTGCTGCATTGCTGTCATTGTACCAAACAACTCAATCTGTCGTGATGCAATAGATGCTTTACCAACTAAATCGAACTCAAGTGTAGCTCCAGATAGTTCTGGTATATCTAGCTCTGGAAGTAATCCAGACCGCAGCATAATTCCAAATGCTCTTTCTAATATTGGTGTAACAAAGTATTTATTTAATCGATTAACTGCAGGAGATAAGAACTGCAATGAAAGGTTTAATCTTTCGGCAGATTCAAATGCTGTCATGTTTTGCTTGTTCATTAAAGGATTAAACAGCGGAACATAGAACGCATCTAATATCTCTTGCTCTTTCTTTTCAATCATCTGGTCGTTGATGATTACATTATCCATAGGACGTAGCTGTTCTGGTTTTGATAACGGGTTGCCAGCATTCCAATAGATAATAGAACCTTGATCGTTACTAATACGACGAACACTACCATCATTAGGTGCTAACCACGGCGGGTTAGATACACGCTCTGCACCACGAATACGAGAAACTTCCATTCGATTAATTAATGGTAAAGTTTTAAATACTTCAATAGCAGGAGATCGACCATACTTTTCGTAGTTTGTTTTATAAAATCTACCTACAGAGTAAGGCATTTCATCAAAACCAGACTCTCTAACAATTTGTTTTAACTCTATGCTAACATAGTAGGAAGCAATTTTCTTTTCCTCTTTATCTGTTGCGTCAGGAGTATAGCCCATACGAGGCATTACAACGTGAATAAATGTAAACTCCTTAGTTGATGTTACTGGGTCAGCAGCTAACTCTTTAATCGATGCAGGACAATCATCAACAAATTGCTGTGCCGCCTGTCTTGCTGTTAGTTTTAACTCACGAATAACAGTATCAACTTCTCCGAGATAATTTTCACAAAAGTAAAATTGATTAACATAATGAGATCTAAAATTAAGAATACGCTTATCAGTAGACTCACAATAAATAGAAGTTGTTCCTATATATCCACAGTGATCAATACATTGACCCATCTCTTCATAGAAGTTGGAATCTTCAATAGCACGAATAAATTTTTTATTAGCTGCTGATAATGCTCTTGTAACATTATCACTTTTCATCAGGTCTCTATCTTGTGTAACAAGACGCAACCAGTTTTGCCCTTGAGGGAATAAGTGACTCATCATGCCAGCAGTAAACATACGACGAGCTTTAATACCAATATCTGTTATGCGTTGCTCATCATCCCGCTGACCTTTTGTTTTTTTCTTTCTAATGTTATCAGCAGACGGATTACAAAACTCTGCGGCTGATTCGTAAAGCTCTTCAAAGTTCGTCCGCTCAGTGCTAGACTTTTCTCTTCGATACATTGCTATTAAAGATTTAGCATCCATTATACTGTTTCCCCACCTGTTATAAATGTTTCTCCTTCTCCTACTCTTTGACCACCTTGGATATCAGCAGTCATTTTTTTAGTGTAGGAGTCAGCAGCTCGCTCTCTTTGTTTTCTTTGTTTTTTCTCTTTCTTTTTCTTTTTGTATGAGCTATACAAACCAAAACCAATTCCTGCTATTGATGCTAAAGGACCAAGAGCACCAAGATATCCACCTAATCCACCAAGACCCCTTAGGATACTACTACCTAAAGGTGCAGCTGCAAGCCCTGCTGTTCCCTTTAAAACCGCTGTCGCTGCTAATGATTTGCCTACATTTTTAACAAGCTCATCATCAGAAACTCCTTTTTGTCTTGCCTTAGCTGCTGATAAAAATTCACTTCTAGATAGTCTACTTCTTAAAGTTGTTAAGTCTGCTGAAGTTAATCCAGCCCTTGCTGTTATATCTGCCAGCTGAACAGGACCAGTACCCCTAACCCCACCTGATGTTTTTCTTTGACCCTTTGTTACATAAGCACCAGCACGAGCTTTTTTGAAAGCCTGTTGCTTTCGAGTTTCACCTGCGTACATACCTGATATTTTAGTAGGAGTTTTAGGCGGAGCTTTATTAGCTTTACTAAAGCCACCCATAACCATTGCTTCTTTAAGAATGTTTTGCTCATTAAGAAGAATGCGTTCTTGTAATTTTTCCGCTTCAGTAGCCATAAATAATTTTTACTCCAGTGGTTGGTTCAATGCGGTGTATTAAATATATTAAAAGATCATAATGTCAATGACTTTTCTAAAGTTTATAATCTAAATCTTTCCCATAAAGGTCTTTGATTATCTTCTTCCTGCCAATTATCCATAGCATAATCTTCAGCGTCACCAACGCTGCTGGGTAAGTTTATGGAATATGAAGGTGACAAGTACGGATTAACTAAATTCAAATGCATCGCCATCACCATAGTACGAAAAGCATCTGCTCCATGTGAGTGTGCATCGTGAACAGGTTTGCCACTGTTGCTTTCTCTGTAAGAATCTAAGTGCTCCATAAGATCTTGACACCTAGTATGCATCCTCAATGTTCTCAAAGATCTACGACATATCTCAATATCTTCTAATACTGAGTTAGTCTTTGGAACTCTTCTAAAGTCTATACCCACCTCTTTGGCTCTGGTTACTAGATCACCGAACAACATACGCTTAGATACATCATGGGGGGCGTAGTGTCCGCCATAATTGTAGTTTCTGCTATTAACAACTACAGCATAGTCCTCGATCTTCTTTCCCGTAGACTCGTGATAGTCAATAATCGTTGCAACACCATTATTAATTTGTGCAAAGACAATAGAAGTAGCGTCAGAAGTACCCAAGTCCCAGAAGGTATAAACTGTCCCATTGGTTGCATAATTTCCGAAACGACCCTCGCTGCGTAATAGTTCAAGCTCGTGACCATAATAACTATTTTCAACTTGAGATACAGCCTCATTCAAATACTCCTGCCTTGCCATTGCATAGGATATTATCCCGCTATCTACATCATCTTGAATGTTTTTAAATTTTTTGCCGTCATACGGATTAATCTTTCCAGCCAGTTCAGGATTAATTGATACGCCATCCCCAACCCAGTAAGCAGTCTTGGTGTCCTCAAGGGTGTACCACTGAGTAAACCAATCCTTACGATCTTTGTTATTTTCGTACAGTCTCCATAGATGATTCGACTTTCCACGCAGTGTGCCATTGAAAACAACAAATGCAGAACCTTCTGTAAGAATAGGAGCCAGAAAGCCTGACACTTCTTCTTTATGCAATGAGAACTCCGACAATACATAACCACTACCTCCCTGTCCTACAAAATTTAGGTTATCTGTTCCATCAATCTTAATTCTTGAACCATTAATCAAATCCAAGAAAAAATCACTATTGTTCTTTCGTCTAACTATTTCAGGTGGGCATAGAAGGTCAATTAGTTTTCTCCCCCCCGCCCATTCGCAAATGTTGTCCCACAATGCACGTTGTGCCCAAGCTCTCGTAGGGAATAGATAGTAATAGTTACCCGCACTCTGCATAGCCCTTTTCACAAGTGCGTTAAAGCTAGTAACATCCTTACCTGCACGACGATGCCATGAGATAACAGAATATTGCTTACCTGCATCAAATGCTTTTAAAAATGGTACTTGGTAATCTCTAGGCTCAATCGTCGGAATACGAATTTTCATCTGGTAACCCTGCTGCGTAACATTCGCTACATATCCATTCAGATACTACACCATGCATATCCTCTATCCCAATAATAGGATTATCTATAGAGTCCAAGCAACAACACTCATAACAGCTATACATCTTCTATATCCTCCTTCTCATCAATAAATGTAAAATCAATTCCACAGTACGGACAATAGCTTGGGTCATTTATTCCTAGGGGTAAATCATACACAAAGAAATAATTATGACAGTCATTACATTCGCAATAACTTAAGTTCGCTATAATTTCTATCATTTCGTCGTAGTCGATTTTGCTTTCCTCCTTACCGCTTTCTTCTTCGGTGGATTATAATTAACAATCTCAATAACAATATCCTGTTCAGTCTCCCCCAATCCTGCTATCCTTGCGAGCTTGTCTGATGCTTGTGCGTTGCCTTTCTTGCTCTCAGCAAACAAATGCTCCATAACTCTCTGACGAAGAGCCTCCTTGTCATCAAGATCAACAGCAATAGAATCCTCTTTAGGTTTTAAATTTTTTTTACGGGACTCCGCAAGTTCCTTTGCGATCACCCACAACTGCTTGTTGTCTGCTTGTTTCAAACTGTCGTATATACTTTGCGTGTCATTCATACTCTTTAAAATATATTAACTAAGGTAATCGTCAACTGAAATTTCTAAAAGTTTGATGGAGGTCTAATATATATATATAAAATTTATTTGAGTTCCGATGATGCCTCAAAAAAAATGCCCCGCCCAAAACTTTTTTTTCGATTCGCTATTTAACTATCGATATCTTTTTACCGATATTCTTTTCTCGATATACTTTTATCGATTAACCGCAATCGATTCGCCTTTATCGATATCCTTGGTACGATAACTGCCCGTGCGTGCGTGCGTAGGGATTCGATATGTTCTTATCGATTAGGTACAAATATGCCTTCGATATTTTTATATCGATTGGTGTTATTCCCTATGAGGATTGTCTCTATGCTTTGAGCATTTTCCAAGGTAACATGAGTCATTGAGAAACGTTCGTCCATTACAGAGCATCCTCGTGCGTTTTAGGGCTATTCGATATATATCCATCGATTGATGTCAATCCCATATCTTGTGGTACAAAATTGTAGCCATACCATATATTGTGGTGTAAAAAGTTTCATTTTTCAGGATCAGTTATTCAAAATTAATGATTCAAATCAGCGGTGATTCGTGTATCTTTGTATTTGTTCGCAGGGAACACGACAGCCCAATAAGCCGACTGGTTGAGCGAGTGAGCGATGGTGAAAGGCTCACACATTGCCCGATGAGGCACATGAAGTTACCACGACTACGGGAGCAGTGGGACGAGCGGAGATGCGATTGTGATTAGGGACGAGCCGTGATGGCGTTGAGCGACACAACTAAACAGTCGACCCCAATCCAACGGATGTGGACGACTAGCGTCAGACCCCTCAATCGAGGCAACTCGGCTAGTTGCGAATCAGCAGGCAGGTTAACCTAGTGGACAGCTGATCGGAACAAAGAATAAAACAACTACCACACAAGCTTCGATGGTGCAATTTTTGAGCGATGCAGGGATGGTGTGAGCCTTGAAGTAGGTTGCGAAAGCGACTGTTGATATCAACCAAATGCTAGTGGTAGTTACACTTTAACTCAATGGAGAATGAAATGGAAAACAAACGGACAAAAATTAGTAGGATAAATGATCGAGTCTCAAGAGCCTTTCGTGAGAACAATGATTGTGCGGTACTTGCTTTAGCAAACGCACAGGAAATTGATTATCGTCAAGCACACAACATCATAAGAAAAGAGTGTGATAGAGTGAATAAAGATGGAACAAGTAGCAGTAAATTATTCGCTTATTACAGTCGAACTTTTGAATATGGAAGCTCACGATTTCGTGGTTATCAAAGGATGATCGAAGAGAGTGGTAAGCACAAAGAACCAAATCAAAAAGCAAAGACTATCAGCTCTTTCTGTAAAGAATTCCCTAGTGGGAATTGGGTTGTATCAATAAATGGTCATGTATTGGCTGTTGTGGATGGGGTTCCGCAAGACTGGACTCATAGAAACAATCGCCACAGAGTAGAAGCATATTGGAAAGTTAAATAAGGAGAAAGCAAATGAGTAAAAAAATTACAGCGGAAGAGATTATCGAAATAATTAGACACGAAGAAGATAGCTATTATAGAGGGTCTGAAGGCTATGAAAAAACCTTCGGAAAGAATAGCGAGCAACATCTAAGAATGCTAAATCAATGGCTCGCACTAGTAAAATTGTCGAATAAACTAGGCATTGAAACCAAATAAATCGAAACGGGGAGGCAACTCCCCACAATATTAAAACAGGAGATAAGCAAATGAGTGTTGTAAATTTTGCAGAATGGGACGTCAAATCGGCTTGGATGGGATCGGGTTTTGCTCGTGATGTATGTGCAAGATGGTTTAACTGGGATGAAGATGATCTTGATGACTGTTGCGGGCTTGATACAAAGGGAAGGCACAGGGGCGAGATATACTGGCTAACTGTCAAAAAAGGCGGTTGGCATGGTGGAGTGACCAGCAGAGGGATGAAATGCGTTGCCATTGTGGTAGATGGAGAGGTTATTGCCAAGGCTTGGGGGGATAATAGATTCCCCAATAAACTTGATGATTACTTGAGACGTATTAACCATGACACTAACGAGTATTCTTTGCAGGATTTATTCTTTTGCGATGAGGTAAGCAACTAACAATACCCTTATGATTTTATTAAGGCGATCATAGGAGAGGATTATAAAGGAATGACGGGGGCTCGGAGTGCCGGCAACTTCGCAGTATGAAAAAGCCGTTACCGCCTTATTACCTTGCGGTGTATAGGTTAACCGCTACTAATTTAATTAAAACAGGAGAAAACAAAATGGAATATGGTAGAGAATGGAAAGAAAAAGTAAAAGATTACAACACAGATTGTGAGCTATCAATCGGATACAATTACAATGGCAGTGGATATTTCGAGCTAGTGTCAGATGATGCCGACAATCTTGGTAACGGAATATATGAAACCGGTGGTCTATGGTTTGAGGGCAAAGAGTTGATCGATTACGATGGTGTTTTCGAGATACCCGTAAGCGTGTTGGACTCCCTTGAGTCAAAAGGATTAGATGTTAAAGATATAAGAGAATCTTTATAGGAGGATACAAATGAATGACATAACCTGTCCACACTGTGGATTCACTGAAGAACCTTGTTTCTTTCCAGACTTATTCTGTGAAGATACGGGTGACAATTACGATCTTCACGACCAAGTTATACTATTACACAAAATACAAAGTAAGGGTTTCAACGTAGTTACCTGTGGCGAGTGTGGTTACGTTTTAATCCACGAGATAGGAGAATGAAATGAATGAAGCAGAATTATTAATAATTAAACAGTGTGACGAAAGATTAGACTACTTCTATAAATGCAAAGCTGAGTGGGGTGATGATGATATACGAACCAAAATCGCCTTAGCTGAGTGGGATGTTGTAGATTGTTTGTTGTCCGACTTGGAGATTAAATGGAATTATCCAGTAAAATACAAGACCGAGTATTATGACCACGTTCCAGAACCGCTTGGAATGTCGGACGAGTGTATCATCAACCCAGATTGGGATAACCCCATAGCCTAGAAGGAGAATGAAATGGAAGAAGAGTTAAGTGAATGTTGTGGAGTATCTACGCATGAGTTAGGGGACTTTTACATCTGTTCATCATGTAAAGAATGGTGTGAAATTATTAAAGAAGAAGGAGAATAAAATGCCAGAAGAAGTAAATAAAATATCAGAGCGAGAGGAAGAGTTGAGAATGTTTGAGGACTTGTACAATGACAAGGAGTTTAGACAACTTATCAACGAAACTGGTGCACGAATATAGTTGACGGGCACTAATGAATTGTAATAAAAATAGTTATTGAAAGGATAAATATGATTGACCCACCCATCGACCCACCAGATTCTTACTGGGGTTATGAAGAAGAAGAAGAAGATTACTCACTTGAATTATCAAAAATACAAACAGAAAAGGAAATGGAATGAATAATGATGCACTAAACGAAATGATTAAAGACCTAGAATATTCGATTGAGTTTCACGCCAAGCAACTAGAAGCAAAAAAGATGCAACTAAAAGCGTTAAAGCAAATGAAAGAAGGTGAAAAATGACACTAGCAAAAGCAAACTTAGAGATCGAACGAACAGACCGAGGCTTCAACATATCGGGCTTAGAGTACACAGTCGAGGAGGCAATGTATATTGCTGACTGGGTTGTTACTAAACTACAAGACGAACACCCTACGCAAGAGATGATCGATGCAGAGATTGGTCACGATGAGTGGAGGTTAAAATTCAATGACTAGTATTAACCTATCAGGAATCCAAAGCATAGTAGTCCCCTTAACTATTCAGGTGGGGGACGAAGTGCGGGTGGTGCACGATGTAAACAACAAGTATCAACAGCAAGAGTACGCATTGATGGTGGTTCATGAGGAAGGGGTGGTTGGATACATCCCATGCCTTAACACCATTAAGAAGTACATAAAGAAAGCTGAGGAGGATAATGATCTACGGGCATACAAGAATCAGAGAGAGCGTTATGCAATCACTGATCTTATCCGTAGCAATATCATAAGTGATCTATTTAGAAACCACACTGAAGTGATTGGTAAGATAGGTCGTGTTCAATTAGATGATGATCAAGAAAAAGTGTTGAGTGTGACTGTATCACTTGACTATATGTAGAAAGGAAATGTTATGCCGTATGTAAAAACAGAAGATGTGTGGGCTGTGACCTACGAACACCCTAGCATTGAGCCGATTGGTGCAAACCAGTACCATGTGTACACCTACCTTGAGTGGTGCTACAAGGAGGTAGATAGAATGGGTGAGGGATTCAGTGTAGTAGAAACTACTAACGATAAGGGTGAAGATATATGTTATGTAAGACGCAAACCAGTAGGCAAGGAGGCAGAGGTTAATGGATAAATCAGCACATGCTTTCAATGTAGCCGAAGCGGTGCAGTATGGTATAGATAGAGCGATACTTATACAGCACATAAGATTCTGGTGTAAACAGAATACAAACAAGAAGGATAGCTATCACGATGGGCATGTGTGGATGTTTCAAAGCGTAGAGGATATGCATAAGCATTACCCCTACTGGTCTACTCATAAGCTACATCGATTACTTAGGAGTATGGAGCAGGAAGGTATCCTATTGGCAGGTAACTACAATAAGGTTGGTTACGATAGAACGAAGTGGTACACTTTGAATATCGATATTGTAGATTCACCAAATGGAGATCGTAAGAACGCTGAACCTATACAAGATACTAAAGAAGATACTAAAACAGATACTCTATTTGAAGAGTGTTGGATTCAGTATGGCAGAAAAGGTAACAAGACTACAGCTAAACGATACTGGAAGAAACTAAGCGAGGGGGAGAAGTTTAACATACAGTTAGCTATCCCTCCTTACATAGCCAGTCGTGAGCCTAAGTATAGGAAAGACTTCCAAGGTTGGATCAACCCTATCAATCGTATATGGGAAGATGTGATAGTAGAAGAAGTTAAACAAGAGATAACCAAAGAAATGAAAGGATTCTTAAATTGAAAACAGTACCTCATTCCATTGAGAGTGAGAAGGGTGTGTTAGGTTCTGTTCTGCTAGACTCAAATGTGTTTAGCGGAGTAGACCTATACTCATCCGATTTCTATGATAGAAAGAATGAATTATTATGGGAATCACTCTCTAATATGTACAAGGCGGGCGATGTTATAGACCCGCTCACCATCTACCAGTACCTAGAAAAGAATAATCTTATGGGTCGTATAGGTGGACAGGATTATCTAATCGAGCTTCAAGATGCGGCTCTAATATCAGCACACTCACAGCATTATGCAAGTGAGGTAAAGCGTACCAGTGATTTGCGTAGAGAGATATCTATCCTAGAGGATGGGTTACGAGTTGCCTATGATGGCAAAAGTTCTCTAACAACTACTGTACAAGACCTAACAGGCATGGAGTTGAGCTTGTCTAGCGATAGCCAAGAGCTTGAGATTGATGAGTTGGCTAATAACTTCATCGAAGATTGTGCCAAAGGTAAGGTTGGTCACTTCGGTTGGTGGTGTAATGAATGGACTAGGCATCTAGGTAAGATGAGTTCAGACCTTATGATCTTCCACGCCCCACGATCAACTGGTAAGACGGCAATGATGTTGCAGTGGATAGCCGCATCACACCAAAGCGGGTTGCGTACACCTCTTGCATCTATTGAGATGTTAAAGAAAGAGTTAGCACCTAGGTTCATTGCTCATGTAGGTCAGGTCACTACCTTTACTATGAGAACTAGGGGTCATATCACTAACGATGAGGAGTCACGATCAAGAGAAGCCGTTAAAAATATCAAGGCACTTAACCTTTGCATAAGGGATAAGGCTATGACTATAGATGATATCATACTGTGGGCAACAGCCGAGGCTCGTAATGGTATTGATGCTATCTTTATTGACAACCTACTATCTATATCAGATGGAGGGAAGCAGTATCAGAGCAAGACTATTATGTATGATGACTTCATCCGTAAGTTTAGAGACTTGCGAGATCAGTTAAAGATACCAATCATTATATTAGCACATCCGAATGCTGAAGGGCAGGTGGCTTGGTCTAAGGATGTTGAGAACTTTGCTGATATTATTCTATACATGGCAGAGGTTCCGCCTACTGGTGCTGATATCAATGGAGTAAGGGTCGAACCTATTGATGGTTCAGGTAAACACATACTAGCCAAGTTCCAAAAGAATAGGCAGGGTATTAGTCCAATGGCGAGTCTTAGATTTTACGGGGGCACTCAAACATTTGAACATGTTAGATGGGAGGGTAACTAGTATAAATCCTCAAGAATATCTTGATTACTTGAAAGTAAAATGAGACAAATAACGCAGACGAAAGGGAAATATGTATAAGGAATTATTTGATCACAAGGGATTGTCGATAGTAATTGTAGACTCTAACAACTATGGAGTTTACGACAAAGATAAACCCATCATTAGGTGGGGAGAGAATGGAAAAGAAATCAGCAGGACATACAAGTACAGTTACTTTAGTAACATAGAGTTTTGTGTTAAGTATGTTGCCAAGCAAGTATCAAACAGACAAGCACAAGATCTTAAGTCTTGGCTTGAGTCTTACAAGGAACTAATAATCAAACTTGAAAAATTAATAAAGGAGTAGTATGAACGTAGCAATTACAGATGAAGAAAGACATGCAAACGCAAGCTCACCTCACAGGGTAGCTATCATTGAAAGCCTAAAGTCTATATCGGAAAAGCTAGGAGTAGAATATCCAGAGGTATCTTATGCCGATGTTGGCGAGCAGTACAACGAGCACGTTGCTTGGTTGGCAAGACTAAGTAAGGTTGTTTCACTAATCGAACAAGGAGAATAAGTTGAGTAGAACTAAACCAGTTACAACATCAAGCAATCCATCAGTAGCTACATTTGAATGGTCAGCATCTAGTGGTGTCTTTACAGCATGGCACTCAGCAAAGAAACAAAAGATCGAGATTGGAAATAACTTTTCATTCGCACCTCTTGATCAGCTGTGTGTTATAGGTGGGTATCTTAAAGATAAGGGAACGGCTCGTACCCGTGAACTTCATCACTTAAATAAACCTATCGAAGTTCTCTTATGGAAAGATGGTAAGAGTTCGGTCTATGCATCTGGTATGTATGCCGACATCAAGGGTGATCTTAAATCTCAAGGGATTAAGTTCCGTAAGATTATCTACGCTACACTGCTAGATGACCTAGAGGAGTTTTCTTTTGGGGATACAATCAAGCTAGACCTAGGTGGTGCGGCTATGAGTGAATGGATAGAGTCTAAGATCTTACTTACCGATGGTGTTAAGATTGGAGAGCCTGAGATGGTTGAAGTTAACAAGATGATTAAATTCTGGAAGCCAAAGTTCAATGTGTTTGAGCTTTCGGATAATGAGTCACAGTTGGCTAATGAAGCTGATGAGGTTTTGCAAGATTACTTCAATGGTGAGTACAAGAAGGACGAGCCTAGCAAGAATGTAGAGCTAGAGGAGATACCCTTCTAATGGCATTACCCCACAACAGAACGTGGTACACCAAGAAGCTAGTTGAGAAGGCGAAGCGGTGTGTCAAGTTGCGTGATAATTATATCTGCCAACGTTGTAACAAAGAAGTATCAGGTAGTAACTGTCACGCAAGCCACGTTCTGAACGTGGGAACCCATAAGAATATGGAGTTAGACCCCACTAACATGAAGGTTCTATGCTCCTACTGTCACTTACATTGGTGGCACAAGGATGTACTACACGCTACCGAATGGTTTAAAGATAAGTTTCCAGAGCGTTATGAATACCTAATGCGTATGGCTAAACTTAAATTTAAAATATCAACAGCAGACCTTGCTGAGTTACACGATGCAACTAAGGCTGATGGTTCTGACTATGGGCAAGCGTATTATGAAATAATAAAGGAGATAGTAAATGAATGATTACTTCTTATCTACAATTGTAATTGCTTTATTCACGAGCATATTATTCGGTTGTTTATACTTAGAATTAATGGAGATAACAAATGGCATACAGCTTAAATAAATGTAGAAAGATCAGGGATAGAGTAGATGAAGTCGGTATATATGAAACAGCTTTAGAGTTTGCTATATCATCCGACAGTGTAAAGAGAGCACTAAGATATTTAAAGAAAGATAAATCAGACGATGAAACTATTACAGAAAGAAGAGATTGTATTATTAATGGGGGTAACACTGTACTCTGTATTGGTGATTTGCACTGCCCATTTGATCTTGAAAGTTATTTCGATTTCGTATGTGACATTGCGGATATTCACAAGCCAGATGTTGTTGTTTTCATTGGCGATGTTGTTGACAATCACTACGCAAGCTATCACGAAACTGACCCCGATGGGATGGGCGGCAGGGATGAATTAGATTTAGCTATCGAAAGATTAGCTCGTTGGTACTCTAAGTTTCCTAACGCTTACGTTACCATTGGTAACCATGATCGTATGGTTATGCGTAAGAGCCAGACTAGCCACATACCAAGGAGATGGATAAAGAGTTACTCCGAGGTTCTTGAAACCCCTGACTGGTACTTTACAGATAAGGTAGACATCGATGGTGTACAGTACATACACGGAGAAGCGGGCACAGCTAGAACTAAATGCAAGATGGATATGATGAGCACAGTGCAGGGTCACCTACATACTCAGGCTTATACTGATTGGCAGGTTGGAAGGAAGTTTAAAATATTTGGTATGCAAGTAGGTTGTGGCATTGACTTCAGTAGTTATGCTATGGCGTATGCCAAGGCGGGTAAGAAACCTGCTATCGGATGCGGTGTAATTATTAATGGTGAAGTAGCAATTAACAGGATGATGGAATTATGATAGGTATTACAGTTGAAACAGATGACATGAAGATAATGATTAAAGACAACGATGCTTATACAATTGAGGATGCGGTGGACTTAACATCAAGGGCAATGAGTATTCAGTTCGGAGAAGATATTGAGCTGTCATTTCTACAAGAGGATGACAACATTTATATACAAAAGAATCCGCCTAGAGATAACATTCAACACGAGGGTATGTAATGCTACCAACAAACGCACAACATCGTAAGAGCATTCCAGTCTATACTGGGTTTATTAAATACTTTCCCGATGCTATTGTTGAAGTAACCAAGCAATCAGTAGAAGGCAGTAGGCAACACCACGGAGATAAAGTTTGGTGGGATAAAAGCAAATCGAAAGACGAATTAGATTCACTAATGCGTCACCTACTAGAAGGGGACTGGGCGGCTGTGGCTTGGAGAGCTATGGCTAACCTTCAAAGGGAGTGCGATGTACAAAAAAGTAATATATAGAAACAAAAATACAGGTAAAAAAGAAAGTAAATGGTTTGAAATTAAAGGACGCAGAAACGGAAGTGGATTACATATAGATAAAAACACAGAAGTAGAAGCGATAAAATTTATGAACGAACCACATGTTGATTATCTCGGTTCTTTTTACCATGAAACTAAGAGGGGCTAGTCGCCCCTTTTTTATTTGTCTAGCTTGATTACTTTAACGTAAGTCGAGCCTCGATAGTTGAGAGTCACTTCCATTGTAATACCTCCAATGTTAGTGCGTTCCTTCGTACACTATGTACTACTTCC